TTCTTACACGGGCTGCACGAGAATAGCAGCACCGACAAAGCAACCGAACTAAGTACGCGCCACATCGCTGGCCTCTTGTTTCTTTTGTTCCAGGTTATCATGATTAATCTCTTTGATTATTTTCAAAATCTGGTTAAGTTGCCGGGAAAGCTTTGCAACATCCGCACTAAGCGACTCAATTTGCGACTGCATAAGCTTGCTCATTGAGCTGTATCGCATATCAGCCTCTTCGGCATATTCGCGCCATTCGCGGGCAATACGGGCGATGTTGTCAATCTCCGTTGTATTTGCCGATGCTTTTGTTTGCTTAGCCTCCGCTTCTGCCTTTTGCTTTTGCGTCTTCACAGTCAACAGGGCTACCAGCCCACCGCCCAAAACAAAGGTCACTATTAAACTTACCCATTCCATAAGTCACTCACTTTAAATGTTTTTATACTCGGTTTTTGCGTCGAATGAGGGGCACAGCTTAGTCCACTCGTGTGGCTCAATTACGCCGTCGCCATCCTTATCGGGTGAGAGGTCACGGTGCCCCACAATTTCGGCATCCGGGTATAGTTGAACAAGCTCCTTCAGCAGCGCTACAATTGCCTCCTTTTGCTGCACCGTGCGGGTATCTTTCGCTTTTCCGGCGGCATCGCATCCGCCCTCGTAGCATATGCCAATACTGTCGCGATTAAAGCCTGTAACATGAGCTCCGGCAAGTTCCAGCTTACGCATAGGCACACGCTGCCCGCTTCTGCGAACATAAAAATGATAACCATAGGTATTGAACCCACGCTGCCGGTGGTCCAGCAACAGCATTTGCGGTGTGTAGTCTCTATTCTCCGGAGTAGCAGAGCAGTGGATTACAATAAGATTGATATTTCTTGACTTACGATTCATATGCTTTTTTTATAAAGCCTGCAGGCGTTTCCTCATTTTATAGATTTCAGGCCTGCAGGCACACAACACACGGTTTTATCAGGTGGTAGCGGCTTGTACGATTGCCAGCACGCCTTTTGCATCATTTCTGCGAATTCGACCACCTACACGAACCAGAGCCGAATAGATATCGCCGTAGTAAGCAGGATTGCCAAGGTCTTCGAAGAAGTTAACCATACCCAGGGCACGCTCAACGGAGTTCTTATGCCAGCACAGGGCCGCCGCATTATGGGCAGCATCGCCGGAGGCACTCCACAGAACCGGTACCGGAGTAGTAGCGTTGGTATACCGGGCAACGGTACTGCGCATCATAATGTTAAAAGAGTAGAGCTTTCCAACTACGCCGTTAGACACGTCCAAAGCTGCTGAGAAGTCGCGGTACTGGGTAGCGGTAAGGTCGGCAGTTAGTTGGTCGTACATATCAGCATCAATGAGCATGTAGCGGTCATTGGTCGGGATATTCCACTTGTTAAACTGCTTTTGAGCGGCTTTTACATCGGCTACGCTAAATGCCTTCCGGTTTCCGGTGGCGGAGTCGGTATGTGCGGCAACTGCCGATCCGGTGGTTCTGATTATATTTCCGGCGGGTGTAGGATTCCACTTAAATAACAGGTTTAACGCAGCTGCTTCGGCAATCGACATTTTAGTATCCGAAAGCACCGAATTTCGCTTGTCGTAGCTAAGCTCTACCGTATCCGCATTGGGTATCCGCACGGGGTCGGTCGTAAGCTCATCAAGCGAGTAGTTAATTTCCGTATCCGTACGCGTTGTAACAGTTGCCGGAAGCGAACTTCGGTTGGTTGATACGCTAACCGATGTGCCAGCTTGCGGGATATGTACAACCTTTCCGGCAAGTACGTACTGATCGGCATTGAACGCATACTGCAGAAACTGGTTATTAGCCCACAAGGCCTCAACAATGTCGTTTTCCCAGATTTCTTTTTGAATAGCCATAGTAAGGCCGGTTGCCCCGGTGCGTACCACCGACAGCCCGGCGCCTATTCCAACGGCGGCCCAGCCTCCACCTCCAATGGCTGAGGCTAACACAACCCCAACAATGAGGTTGAAGAAAATTGCAATTAATTTTTTCATAAACACGTAATTATTGATTTGATAATAATTTTTACTTAAGCGCTTTTATAAGCTGGTTACTTAGGGTCTTTACCGAAGCGCGCTTTAAATTTTTCTTTGTACAGCTCCGGATACGAGTCGCGGCACAACAGCACTTTACCGCTCTTATCCATTTCATCCCACGACATTGCTTCAAGCTCTTTGAACTGTTTGCCATCGCGATCGCCCAGTTCCAGCTTATCAAGCCCAACCGGTTTGGCAATTGAGTTAAGCATTGCCCGGGTTCCATCGGGGTTAGCGTCGAATAGATTAAGCATATTTTCACGCACAGGCGTCAGTTTATCGCCATCCGGTTTTTCGGTCAGGCGGCCATCTTTAAAGGCGGCATCCAGTTCCTTTTCAAATGCAGTACGCTTGGTCTGCTTATCGGCAAGTCTCAGCTCGTTAAGCTCCTTCTCGGCCTGGGTGGCTCTCTGTACCGCAGCCTCCTTGTCGCCCTGCAATTTCTGCACAGCTGCCTCAATCACCTGGTCCGATGCATCGTCTGCCAGGTTGAGCATTTGCAAATACTTTTTACTCATTTTTTTTTCTATATTTGGTTTAACAATAAAGTCCGATAGCTTAAGCGACGCGTTAGGCGACTGTGGGTCTATTTCTTCACCTGCGGCATCGTACAGGCGGAAGCCTATAGCGTTATGGTTACGACCGATTGGCACAATAGAAGCCTCCCGCATTCGCGATCTGATAATAGTGTATGACTTCTGCCCGGCAACCATAAGTTCAGGATCGTCGCTAAGGGTTAAGTCAACCAGCCCGGCGCTTGCCATATTTACATAGCCTTTTTTCACTTTTTTGATAAGGCGCTGCACCTCTTTATCATCATCCTCCTCATCGAATTCGGCATCGGCCAGCACCTGTCCTGCTTCTTTCCGTATGTTTGTCCAGCGGCCAATAGGTAGGTTCCAATCGTTGTGAAAATAAAACATAACCGGGTTGCGCTCGAATTGCGCCAGGTCAATTCCATCCACCAGCACCCTCATGCCATTGGTCAGCACCGATTCGTCGATTAATATAAAAGGCTTTGCATCCATACCTGTTAATTTTTAGTGTTGCGGCTATTGCCCGTAATTGATTCAGACGCAAAAATCCACTTAATCTGCAAGCCCACAAAAAAGGCCTGACACTTTGTCGGGTATTTTTTATAATACCTTTTAAACACCGTTATTTTGCTGAAAATTAAACCTGTCAATATGGCCACAAAGAAAGAACTGCAGCAAAAAAAAGAGCTTGCCCGGATGTATTACATGAATGGCGAAACGCAAAAAGTAATAGCCGGGAAAGTGGAAGTGAGTGAACAAACGATATCCGCGTGGGTAGAAAAAGAGGGCTGGGCCGTCCGGAGGGCAGGCGTGCAGGTAACCCGGCCCGAGCTTATTAACAAATCGCTGGCAGCTCTTAACAAAATACTCGATCAGGTTTACGAAAGCGACGATATTGAGATTATATCCGCACTACCCGACAAACTGGCCAAGTTTGCTTCGGCTATCGAGAAGCTGGATAAAAAAGCAAATATAGTATCAACAATCGACGTGTTCATGGCTTTCAGCAAGTGGATACAGCACCGGGCAAGCATCGATCCTGAAATTACACCCGACGTGATCAGGATTATAAATAAGTATCAGGATATTTACATCAACGAGCACCTTACATCAATGTAATATCATGAAATCGACAGCAATACACGAGCTAGAGCAATGCGCACTCACAATAGAGCAGTGTTGCCATACAATTTACACGAGAAAAATTAACGCCTGGAAACGACACTACAATGGCATTGAAAAAAGTTACAGAAGCACTCCGGGAGTGGCAGCAGCACAACGAAGAGGTACGGCAGCAAACAACCGTTAATCATGCTGAAAAAAAATCTGATCAGCTGGCACGGATAAGACGGGCCCGGAAAGACTATGCTTACTTTGTAGGATATTACTTCCCACATTTCGCAAAATGCGAAACAGGAAAATTTCAGGTAAAAGCGGCTAATTACATTCTTCAGAACAAAAATACTAAAGCCGTATTCAAGTGGGCGCGCGCACACGCTAAGTC